TAAAAAGGGGTGGAAAAAAAATAAAAGAAAAAGATTAGAAGCACTAAACTTTGATACAGCACGGAATTAGGCATTAACTATATACCGTGTTGTAAAATCGTTTTAATGTTTTACAACGGTTAGTGTAAGATTTCGTTTTTGCCTTTTTCGGCAAATATGAATTTTACACATTGTTAACTACTGATAAAAAGGGCATGGTTTTGCAAAAACCAAATGCGCAATACTTGCCTCTAAACGTTAAAATTACAAAATAATTGAAAATAATTGTATTTTTACTTGTGTATTACGTATATGTTACTTATATTTGTAGTGTAATTAATAACAAGCATTAAAAAATAAATATTATGACAACTTTACAAGCAACAACAAAAGCAAACGAATTAAACGCTAAATACCCAAACTTAAAATGTGAGGTAGTTACAGTATGGGGTGGTGGTTTAGCAATCAAAACAATAAACTCTGATAAAGCAAAAACATTAACTGAAATGTTTAGAGGATATACATTTACTTTCTAATAAATATGGAAACACTACAACAACAGAAAAAAAGACTAAAAGGGATGGCAATTAAAAACGCTATCTCTTCTTGGACTGACAAAAAAAACGGAATTTATAGATGGTTTGAAAAAGAACGATATACTCCTGAATATTGCGAAGAACAAATAGATTACTTTAAAAACATAAAATTGTAATGAAATACACTCAAAATTGTAATTGTATTAAATCAGAACCTTTTATCAATAAGGACAATAATTTTAAGCCCTATTGTAGATGGTGCGGTAAAGATTTTATTAAACGGATTTCTAGTTCTTGGATGTGTAGTAGTAATATTAATTAATTATGGCATACGTACACATAAATAAAGAGACAAATAATATTAGGGTATTCGGAAGCATTAAAGGCTTATCTAACTCTATTAAAATACCTATTGATAACTTATATACTATATTTAGCAGAAAGAAGCTAAAAGAGTTTGAAAACGACCAGTACAGGATTGTAAAAACTAAAATAGAACGTGCGTAAAGCCGACCGAGTAAGTCGCCCTTTTTATTTGTAGTTAACGGTTTGGCTAAACGGTCGTTTTAATGCCGTTTTAGCCTTGTGTTAGCTACTGGCACGAAATAGTAGCACTAAACTTAATTTTAAAACGAACACTAAAAATATTTTTATTATGGAAACATTGAAATTACACCACATTGCACCTTACTTACCTTATGAGTTAAGGTGCCAAACAGTTGATAAAGGCGAAGTAGTAATATCTGAACTGAATGCTGCTTATTCTGATAACTCCTATACATTTATGAATATCGTAGAGTCTGAAAAAGGCTTTGACGATATTAAGCCACTACTAAAGCCTATGAGTGCTTTAAATGTTAGTTATGTAGCTGAATTGGCAAGGCATGTATCTACTCTTGACGAGAAATACACTATTGAAATTGCTATGAAAATGATTGAAGAACGAAAATTAAAGCCTTTGAATATGCCTTATGTGATTGTTCAGATATTACTACAATGGCACTTTGACGTGTTTGGCTTAATTGATAAAGGATTGGCAAAAAATATTTTGGAATTAGAAACCGAAACTTTGAGTGAAGCACAATAGTAGTGCTTGTAGCTAACACCAAGATAAACGGTAGTGCGTAGCATTCCGTTTATCGGCTGTTAAAAAGCGTATGACGCAGCGCAGCGAGTAATATGCGTCCTTTTTTTATACATACCATAAGAAAGGCATAAAACCTTCCTTTTTTAAAACCACCGCCCTAGTAATTTAGCTGTAAATAGTTAAATGAATGGGCATTCTTTCTAGTGTTTTTAAACCAGTAGTTCAAAGAGCAAACCCTAGCCTATTGTCTCAGGCCTATGGCTCTGCCTTACCTATTTTTAAACCAGGATCTACTCTGGCCACTAAAAATACCGCTCTCACACTTTCAGCATTTTACAACGCAATAGACATCCTTTCAGATGACATTGCCAAGCTGCCGAAGCATATTTTTAGAAAATTAGAAACCGGCGGAAACGAAGTTGCTAACCATTACCTGGAATACTTAATAGACACTAGGCCTAATGGCAAGATGAGTGCCTTTACCTTTTGGAAAGTCATAGAAATGCTGCGCTTAATTCGCGGTAACGCCTTTGTGCAGATTATAAAAGACCCGAATACCGGACTAACAGAATCACTTCACATTCGAGACAACGACGATGTAAAGGTGTTGGAAGACGATAACCAGCTTTGGTACCAATACAAAGATAAGCTCTACCCCTCTAGTGAATGGCTGCATTTTAAAGGCTTTAGCTACGACGGTCTTGTGGGTGTAGGTGTCGTTACTTATGCTGCCAAATCCTTGGGCGTATCTATAGAAGCCCAGGAATACGGACAAACTATCTATAAAAACCGTGGCATGTCTTACGGTGTTGTAGAAAGTGATTTAGCCGTAAAGGTAGGAAACAAAAAGCTCATAGAAAAAGGCATTCAAGACAAGTTGGCCTCTCAAGCAGTGCATAAAGTAGCACTATTAGATGAAGGGTTTAAATATAAGCGCATTGCAATAACACCAGCGGAAGCCCAATTTTTAGAGACCAACAAACACGGCATCCTAGAGGTTTGCCGCTGGTTGAATATTGCGCCACATTTATTAAAAGACCTAGGGGATTCTAACTACAGTAACATATATCATCAATCTATAGAGCACGTTCAAAATTCTGTGTTACCCAGAGTGGTCCAGGATGAGCAAGAACTAAATTACAAGCTTTTTACATCTGCCGAGATTCCTACACACTATGTAAAGATGAATATCACCAGCTTACTAAGAGGTGATCTTAATGCTAAGGCGCAGTTCTACACCTCTATGGTATATGCAGGCATCTATACTAGGAATGAAATAAGAGATCTCGAAGATCTTAATCCTGTTGAAGGACTAGAAGAACCTTTGCAGCCGGTAAATATGCAAGCTTTATCAATGGCTCAAAAGTTAATGCAAGAACAAAATAACCAAAATAATGGAAACTCATAACATTATAGAGCGTCAAATACAGCTTAGAGCTTTAACAGATGCTCAAATAGAATCCAGACAGGCCGAGTTCGTCATTTCTACCGAAGCTGTAGATACCTATGGCACGGTCTTTAGAATGGATGGCTGGGACCTCTCTCGTTACACAGCTAATCCTATTGTGCTGTACGGCCATAGAGCTTGGGATGGTGACCCGGATAACATCATTGGTACCGGCGAAGTATTTCGCGAAGGCGATCAGCTTATAGGTCGCGTTACCTTCGAGAGTGCCGAGGACAATCCAAAGGCAGAAAAAGTATTTAGAAAAGTAAAAAATGGCACTTTAAGAATGGCTTCAATAGGTGCCGACCCAAAGTCTGGCCACTGGGGTAGAGCTGATGCCGATGAAGATCCAGAGGTGTTTTATTTCGATAGACAAGAGCTTTTAGAATTTTCTATAGTTCCTGTAGGCTCAAATCCAGATGCTTTAAAACGCTCTGCCCAGGCGGTTGAGGAATTTAAGGAAAAGTACACTAGAGATTTAGACGTACAAGATCCAGAAGAAGTACAAACAAATAACATGCTTTCAATTAGAAAAGCACAATTAATACTTAACGATAATCTGTAAAAACGATGAAAAAATCAGATGAATTAAAACAAAAACGTGCTGCAGAAATTGAAGCACAAAAAAACATTGTTAAAGGCGCAGAAGCTGCTAACAGATCTGTTGATACTTTAACAGAGGATGAATCTAAAAACTTCGACGCTGCACAAGAGCGCATTGTGGCTTTAAATAAAGCTATTGAGCGTGCCGAGGCTTCTGAAGCTAATGAGGCTTTGGTAGCAAAAAGAGTAGTTGGTCCTACCAAGTCTGAAGACGCTGGCGAAGAAAGAGAAAAGAAGCAAATATTTAAAAGAGCTTCTATCTTAAAAGCTATTAGGTCTGTAAACCCAAAGACCAATATGTCTTTAGATGGTGCTGAGAAAGAAATGCACGAGCTTGGTCTAGAAGAAAACCGCTCTGCAAAGGTAGATACCCCAGAGGGTAGTTTAGCTATTCCTTTAAGCTACTTTAGCCGTGCTACGCAGCAGACTGTATCTCAAGATTCTGGGGCTTATGGTGGGGCTTTGGTACAAAACCAGGCGCCTAGAATTGTAGATCCTTTAAGACCTGTTTTGGCAGTAGAAGGACTAGGTGCAGAGTTTATCACAGGCCTTTCTGGTGGTGATATTCCCTTGGTAGTTGCTAGCGATTTCGATATGACTTTCGTTGCTGAAGGTGCTGCTGTCACCCCTCAAAAAAAGCAATACGCAGGACCTACACTCTCGCCTAAAAGAGCTGGCGGTGCTGTAGATATTTCTAATCGCTTAATCATGCAATCCTCTGTCTCTGTTGAAAATTTAGTTTCAAACGGCTTAAGACAAGGATTTGCTCAGTTATTGCACGCCGCTGTGGTTAACGGTGCTGGTGGTGTAGCGCCTGAAGGTCTCTTACAAATGTCTGGTATTGGTACTGCTGCTGCTTCTGCTGCAACACCTGCTACTTGGGCACAAATTGTAGAGCTTCTTAAGTTAGTGGAAGAAGCTGATGGTACTATGGATTCTTTAGGATTCATTATTCACCCAGCTTTAAAAGCGGCCTTAATGCAAATAAAGAAAGACGCTGGATCTGGTAGATTCTTACTAGATGAGAACTCTAACACTATTGCAGGTAAAAACTATGTATCTACCTCTCAAGTACCTGTGTTAGATGCAGCTGGTACAGATGTGTACCCAATTATTTATGGTGACTTTAGCCAGATGGTAATTGGTCAGTGGGGTGCCATTAACATTCAGGTAGATCCTTATTCTGCTAACCTTTCAGATTCTGTAAGATTAGTATTGAATACTCATGCAGATATGCAGATTGCAAACAAAGCTGCATTTGCTAAGAACGCTTTCCTTACAGATGCTGTAAGTTAATTTGTTTCATAGATAGTTTAATTAGTTGGAAAAGGCAGTAGTCTAGTGCTGCTGCCTTTTTTAAAAAAGATCAAAAATGGAAAATAACGAAATGAAAAACTTATTTAAAAAGCTTCAAGACGAAGCAAAACGTTTTACGGCCTTAAGAAAAAAACAGGAAGAAGAAAGAAAGCCAAAAGGAGATCAAATAAAACTTAAAGCTACTTCTAACCTGTCTGCTGTATATAAGCTTCCCTACTCTACCGGACAAGAGTTTAGTATATCTGCAAGCCAAGCAAAAGAGCTCATAGTAAATAAAGATGCAGTAGAACTAAAGGTTAAAAAGAAAACATCTTAAAAACAAACCAATGGCTCAATTAACACACATAGAAATTAATCCTATAGAAGCACCAGAAGGCAGTGTTATTACGCTGGCCAAAGCTAAGAAGCAGCTTCGTATCGAGACAGACTTTACTTTAGAAGATGATCTCATAGAGGGTTACATAACTGCTGCTGTTAACAGGGCTGAAGAATTTATTGGCGGACACATATTTAATAAAACAGTAACGCTTAACTACAGCGCTTTTGCCGACGCTTTAGTGTTTGAAATATTCCCAGTAAGAGCTATTAATAGTGTACAGTATTACCAAGAAGGTGCAGATACCCTTACCACTTTAGATCCTGCCAATTACTATTTGCGTTCTGCAAATTTAAGAGTGCAAGAGGTGGTGTTTACAACTATTCCAGAAGATGTAGCAGATCGTCCAGATGCTATAGTTATAGAGCTACAATGTGGCTATGCTAACATGACGCAAACCCCTGCAGCTATAAAGCAGGCTATTTTGCTCATGATTTCAGACATGTACAACTATCGTGAAGACAGAAAAGAACTAACATTTCCTGCCTCTCACCAGTTGTTACGGCCTTATAAAAAGTACGTGTAAAATGAAAAACAGGCCCTACACAAGCGATTTAGATACACGCATCCTTATACAAGAGGAAGTTAAAACAGTGTCTTCCACTGGCGAAGAAAAAGCGGTATATCAAGATCTCTTTAGCGCATGGGCCAAAAGAATTAACGATGACCCAAAAGAAGATGTGGATGGTAAGGTGCGTCAATTAATAAATCATCGTTACCAGATAAGGTACCGTGCCGAAGCTTTAGATAGAACTAAGACCTTGTATCTGGTAGATGCATCGCAGCGCTACCGCATTCATTTTGTTAAAGAATTAGAAAAACATGCCTGGTTAGAAATACTGGTGGTTATCTATGAGTAAAGATTTGTTTGAAATAGAAGGTTTTCAAGAGCTAGAGCGCAAGATTAAGCAGCTGGGTAACGATAAGGATAAGAAGAAAGAAATCTTGGTAATCCTTAGGAAAAAAGCTAGACCAGTGGTAAGAGCTATAAAACAAGAGACACCGGTAAGTAAAAAGCCACACTATGCTAGAGGTAAGCTAATTAGTCCTGGAAACCTAAAAAGGTCTATTGGTAATATCACAGGCAAGAAAGGTAGATCAAGGATAAACCCAACTATTTATGTTGGCCCAAGAACAAGAGGTGTAAATGATGGTTGGTATGGTCATTTTGTTCATGATGGTGTAAATGTTTATAACGAGGGTTTTAAGCCAGGTAAAAAAGCAGGTGATGCGGCAAGAGCCTTATCAGTAAGGGGTGCTGTAAGTCATACAACTCAAGGCAATCCATTTCAAGAAAGAGGTTGGCGAAAAGTTAAATCGGGCGTAATAAAAGATACAGAGCGCTCTATGCAGCGCTTTATACAAAAACGCATAGATAGATTAAGTAAGTAATGAAAGAAGTTAGTGAATATATCTACAGCTACTTTAGTACCCTTCCGGCCT